TGAGCATCCCTCAGCGCTTGGGCCAACTCCTTTGCAGCAATGATGCGTGCGTCCAGATCTCTCGTGGAGATGCCTCTGGCAGCAGCCTCGTTGCGCTGTTTTTCCAGTTCCGCGATCTTGCGCAGTTCTTCGTTGTACTCGCGGGCGCCGGTCATCTCGGCCTTCAGCCGTTGCACTCCCAGTGCGTCGGTGGCGTTCACTCCAATCCCGAGCATGTTCAGGTTCACATCCTGAAGCTGTTGCATCAAGGTGCGGGTGATGTCAGAGCCGGACTTGACGGCGCTGTTGTATTGCTCGATCGCTCGCTTGGCGTCATCAGCCGCCTTCTTGGCACCGCCACCGCCACCGCCACCGCCCAATGCGTCTAGGTCAGGGGTGAACGAACCAGTCGGCAAATCACCTTTGCCTTGCCTGTTTACACGCTGCTGTGGACCCATCCGCCCGGCGCGCATACCAACATCCACCAGGTACCCCACGGGCGTGGACTTGAACGCCTGTGTGGCCATCTGCCCCGCCTGGCCCAACGCTTTGCGGATTGGAGCTGGGATGGCGTTCCACATCTCCGCGATCTTGTTGCGAACTATTGTGAACGCGCTGCCGGCAGCGTTAGCGATAAAACCAAACGGCCCAGCAAAGGCGTTGCCGATTGCGTTTGCGGCTGAACGTGTCACGCCCGTCAGCCATTTCCAACCCTGGGCGATGCCTTGCCACGCACCACGCGCAAGGTCGCCCATCTGTTTCATCGCATTGCTGAAGTCGCTAGCGATGACTGAGCCGATGTTGTTGACCCAGCTGGCGAATGCTTGGTTGTTGTCATAAAGAGCTTTTGCAAGCGCCGCCAATGCCGTGACACCAGCAATCGCCCAACCCCATCCGGGGATCGCCAAGATGGCTACGCGAACGGCTTGAAGGCCACCCGCCAGCAAAGGCATCACGCCACCAGCAAGAGCCGTCTGATAGCGCAGGATCTCCATGCCGTTGGCTAAGAACTTGACCGCGCCAGTGCCTGCGCTGAACAGGCCTGTCAATGGACCCCATGCCAGCGCGAGGGCTGCTGTTGCTACGGCTGCGTTTTGGATTGGTGCAGGCAATGCACTGAATCCACTGATGACAGCCGTCAGCGCATCGGTGATTTGATTCAGCGCCGGGAGCAACGCAATCGTGAGATCCATCCCGAGCGCCCGAACTTTGCCGCCAAGCATTTTCAGCTTGTCGTCGTACTCGTCCGCCTTCTTTGCAAAAGCGGCATTCATCTTGGTGCTCAGCTTGTCGATGGCATCGCCGCCCATGTTGAGCAACGGGACCAACTCGGCGCCGGACCTGCCAAACAACCGCAGCGCCAAGGCGGTTTTTTCTGGACCATCAGCCATCGCCTTGAAGCGATTGGCAATCTCCAGCATCACCTGGTCAGCAGATTTCAGCTGACCATTGGCGCCCTTCACATTGATGCCTAGTGCCCGGAACGTGGCCGCCGATTGCTTGCCGCCAGTGGCGGCATCAAGCATGGTTTTCGACAGCTTGACCAAGCCCTTGCTCACGCCATCCAAATCAGTGCCGCTGACGGCTGCTGCTTTGTTGAACCGGGCCAATGCCTCCACGGAAACACCCGTGGACTGGGCCAGGTCATACATCTTGTTGCCAGCCTCGATGGTGCCCTTCACCATCCCGGTGAGGCCCACTACGCTGAGCAATGGCGTCAGACTGCCCAGTGCGCCGGAAAGGCCTGCAGACGCGCCTGTGAGCCCACGCATGGCGCCCGTCAAGCTCTTGGCACTGCGCTCAACGGAACTCAGCCCACGGTTCAGCCCGACGATCTTGTTCTGCCCGTCTACGTCAGCCCGAATGCGAAGCAAGGCGTCCATGTTCATCGCCATGCCTCAGCCCTCCTGCTTCGCAAACGCGGCCAGAACAGCGGCTTCCATGATCTGAAGATCCTCCAGCATGGCTCGCTGATCCTTCACTTGATGCAGTCTAAACAGCCAGGCAACGGCTCCATAGTCGAGGCCAATGATGCCGCCCATGCCAGCGGTGCGCCATTGCGTCTGGCAGCGTAGAAACATCTGCACCACCTCCCAGTTTTCTGGCCACACCTCGAAGTCATCACTGACCGAAACGTCATCCGCAATGGTGACGCCCAGCACTGCCGCATCGTCGGGGGTGTCGTCCTTGATGCCGCCGCCGGCCCAATGGCAGGCGGCATCGGTCAGTTTTTTACTTTCACCCCTGCAACGCTGTTGAAGTACGCCAGCACGATGGCGCTTGCGAGCGTTGGCACATCAAGCACTTGGTCAAGCGCCTTCTGGCTAAAGGGGATTTCCTTGCCCTGGTCATCGGTCACACCCGACCAGCCCACCAAGACTTGATGGGCAACATCGGCATCAATCACTTCGTCGGCCTCGATCCGCTTGACGATGTCGCGGATCCATTTTTGAGGCATCCGCTTGAACGAAGCATCAAACGTTTGTTTGTCATGGCGGCCACCGTCAACGGGAACGTCAAAGGTCACCGGCCAAGAATAGGTGTCTGATTGCTTGAGGACGAATGCCATGCAGGCTCCAGGTTTAGGTAAAGGTGAGTTTGATCTCGTCGTTGCCGGCGGTGGTCGGGATGGCGACGTAAGGGATGTTCAGCATCTGGATGCCGTCCTGATCGCCGTAGGAGGGGTTGGTGATGTCCACCTTGGGCGCCAACAGCGTAACCCGGTTGCCGGCGGTGCTGCCATGCAGCAACGTCAGCGTGCCCGTGGTGTCGTTGTTGGCGATCGTGAAGAAGTCTTTCTGCGCGATCGTCGGCGCCTCGATCATGCAATCACCAGCCGGGGCACGGTTGGTGATGAGCACTTCCTTGGTGCAACCAACCAGCTCGCGGTAGACCGTCTCGTTGGCCATGTTGAACGACACCGACTGCAAGCAAGCGGTGTAGCTGAGGATCGAGAAGGCGCTGGTGTTGCCAGCCTTGAAGATGACCGGGGTGGCCTGGTTGGTGTAGGTGGTGGCAGGTGCAGCGGTATCGGTCGGGGCGTTGTAGATCCCGGTCAGCTGGAAGTCGATGGTCGGGATTTCTCCGACGCTGGTGTTGAGCGTGAAGGTGCCGCGGGCGCCGGTGATCTTGTGCAGCACGCCATCGTTGTTGAAGTAGATGGTGGCGCTGGCAAAGCCGGTGCTGACGGGCAGGTAGGCCACGTTCGCGGCGATGCTGTAGCCGGAGGATGCGCCGGGCACGAAAGTCGCGGTCGAGGCCTGCACCGTCGCCACCTTGGTGGAGCCGACGTAATCGGTGATCAGACCGATGTGGCCGTTGCCGGTGCCGCTGGTGATCGAAACCACCATGCCGTTGTAGAAGTCGTCCACAGCGCTGGCGCCTGCAGCCAGCGTGATGGTGCCTGCACCACCAGCAACGGCCGAGCCGGTGACGGCCGCGGCGGTGATGGTCTCAGCCATGCCGCAGGCTTTCAGCAGGCTGCCAAAGCGGGGAGCGGTGGCACCAGCGCCGGAGCCGGCCAGCTCCACTTGGAACGAGATGCTGACGCGGGTCTGCGCCAGCAGCTGGTCGGAGTTGCCCAGATAGTTGCGGATCAGATCGCGGCTGACAACATCAGCCTCGATCGGTGTCACCTCAAGGCTGCGCACCAGCAGGGCATCAGTACCATCCGGCGAGATGTCCACGCCGTAGGTGCCCTCGGATTTGCACAGGACCAGGCGTTTGCGGGAAAGCAGAGCCATTGCTCACATCCTCAAATGTTTGGAGTGGAGGGGCCGGTGCTGCTGCCCTGGCCATAGTTCTGATCCATCCTAGCCATCATGCAATGGCCAGATTTGCGACGTTGGTGCGATAGCGGATCAGATAGTCGCAGCTGATCACGCCAGCCGGCTGGTCCGCTTCAACCATCTCAAAGCCAACGCTCTGCGGCTGGATGTCGATGGCATAGCCGCCCAGCGTCAGATCCGCCATCAGCTTGCTGTGCAGATCCTCCACGATCGGATCGGCCAGCTGGTCGGGAATGTTGCCGCGGACAATCACCGCCACCCGCACCGTCAGGCTCCAGTCGAGTGTGGGCAGTGCGGTGTTCTGCTGCGCCGTGTCGTTGATCGGCTCAACCACAATCGCCGGGCTTTCGGCCCTGGCCATCGGTTCAACGCGGCTGCGATAGATGCGGGTGCTCACGCCGGTGGTGCCGGTCAGTGCCGTGCGGACAGCAGCGAGGATGGTTTCGCGTCGAGTTGCCATGGGTGCAGGTTAGCGGCGGGCGGTGAATTGGTCGCGGGCAATCCCGTGAACCACCTAGAAGATGAGCACGTTGCGGCGACGGCCGCCGGCGCCGGATTTTGCCAGCAACGCAGCGTTGCCCGTAAAGGTGAAGGCGCCCAGCTCAGCGGCCAGCTGGTCAGTATCAGCAAAGGTGACCGGATTGCCCGTGAATGTGAACGCGCCACGGCTGCCCAGCATGGCGCGGGCGACGATCAGCGAGGCCTGGTTGCCGGTGAGCAGGAACTGGCCGCGGGCGCCGGTCATCAGCCGGCTGCGGGCCAGCGTTGCGGCTTGCCCGGTCAGCGTGAACGCGCCACGGTCGCCAGCCAGCGACCAGCTGCGCTTCAGGGTGGCGGCATTGCCTGACAGCGTGAATGGGCCGGCGATGGCGGACAGTTCATCGGCTGCCGTCTTGGTCAGCGTTGCCGGGTTGCCCGTGAAGGTGAAGGCACCCGTGCCGCCGGCCAGCGCGTAACCCTGTTTCAGGGTGGCCGGGTTGCCAGCCAGCGCAAACGTGCCGGTGCCCGCCTCGATCCGGTCGGTGTCGGCAAGGGTGGCTGGGTTGCCGGTGAGCGCAAACGCGCCCGTGTCGCCGGCCAGCGCATAGCCCTGCTTCAGGGTGGCATCATTGCCGGTCAGCGTGAACTGGCCCCGGTCGGCCGTGATGGCTTTGGCGGAGGCCTTGGCCAGCGTGGCGTCGTTGCCCGTCAGCGTGAACGCGCCAGTGCCGCCCTCGATGCGGACGTTGTGGCGGGCATCAGCCGGCTGGCCCGCCAGAGTGAACGCACCTGTGCCGCCCTCAATGACCGCGTTATGGCGCAGGTCAGCAGCGTTGCCGGTGAAGGTGAAGGCGCCCGTGCCGCCATCCATCACCTTCGGCACGCCGGCCTTGGCTAGGTCTGCGTCGTTGCCCGTCAGCGTGAAGGCGCCAACGATGGGCGTCTCGGTGCGGGGCACCAGCTCGCGGATGGCAAGGTGCACTGCAGCCCGGTCATCCGTGGCGCCAGTGAAGCCGACGTTCCGGGCGCCCTGGCCGGCTGTGGTCTCGCGGACCAGTGCCGAGCCGTAGTTGCCGATGTCGATTGAGTTGAGCAGCGTGCTGCCTGTGCCAGCTGCAGGTGGTGCGTTCAGGCCGGAGTAGGTGCCGGCATAGCGGAGGCTGTTCTGGCCGGGGGATGTGTCATCAACGCTCTGGACCGTCAGCGTGCCATCGCCCTGCAATAGGACAATGGTCGCCTCGGGGACTGCGGTGTTGGCGCCAGCGGTGACGGTGGCTGCCGCCGCATACATGACGGTGGCGTTGTTGGTCCGGTTGACCGTGATGGTCTGGTTGCCGGTGCCAAGACCACTGCCCAGGAAGAACGCATCCATGCGCCCTAACTCACCAGCCGCGTCCTGCGCCGAACCACCCGTAAGCCGCGTCAGCGCCACACCGCCATAGGTGACGCTGGTGACGAGGCTGGTGACGCTCGCGTAGGTAGACACAAAAACGACCACACCCTGCGGCGTGCCCGTCTGCGTATGCGTCCACGAGAACGCCGCCTGGTTGGTTGAGCCTGTTGTCCCTGTATGGGACTCCGAGGCAGCACTATGGGCGACAGCCATTGCCCTGCCTCCAGGTCAGTTATCAGGCCAGGGTCAGGATGCCAGCAGCGTCCCAGGTGATCGTGAAAGTTTCGCCGTTCAGCAGGTCCACGGTGGCGCCGTAGTCATACCAGCCGATGAGCTCATCGTTGGTGGCGGTCTGGTTGAACAGCACCACATAGCGGAACGTCGGCACGGTGCCGGTGGCGGTCAGCACCAAATCGTTGGCATCGAGCTTGTAGCTGCCGCTGGTCTGCGCCGAAGTCACGCCCGTGAGGTCGCGGCCCGTGGTCGTGCCGTTCTGGATGTTGGTGTAGCTGATCTGCGTGATGTTGCTCAGCTGCGTGTTGGTGTTCACCGGCAGCGTGTTGCTCAGCGCCACTGTCAGCGTGTCGGTGCCGAGGTTGTGGACCTTCTCGGCCAGCGCCTCCACAAACGAGTTGAACTTGTTGAAGGTCGCCATGGACGGTGGGCTCCTGTGCTATGGGTTCAGTTTAAGGTCAGAACGCAACGGACAAGTTGAACTCATCCACGGTGCCGCTCACCGCTGTGATCTCCACCCAGACGTAGCGGCCGGCCGGGATCGGCTGGTTCTGCACCGTGGCAGCATCGCCGGTGGTGGTATTGGTCACCGTGTCGGGGACCGTCGCCAGCGTGCCCGCAGTGGACCTGTCAGCCGCATAGCGCAGCTCGTAGGTCACCGAGCCACCCGACACCAGCCCAATCACGCTGGAGAGCCCTGAGTCGCCCACCGTGCGGAACAGCGTGAAGCTGTCGCCCGCTTGCGGCCCCGCGACCGTGATGCTGCGCAGTGGGTTTGGCCTGTGCTCCCACCTGTTCTGCGCGTCATCCCAGGTCAGCACATCGCCGTTCTGCGCGCTGCTGGTTTCAACGTCATGGCAGTCCGCCAGGTTCTGCCCCGTATTGGCACGCACGAAGATCGTGCCGTTGTTGCCGGAGCTGATCACCGCCGCAATCGGCAGCTTCAGGTTCGGCCCGTCCGGCTCGACCAGCGTGTAGCCGCCAGGCGTTGCAGGGTCCGCCCACAGGATCGAATCCTCAGGATAGGCGCTGGTGTCAAAGCCGCGCACCTTGCCGAACGTGGTGACAAAGCCATCCGCATCCGCCGCGATGCTTTCAGTCAGCACACCGATGAACACATAGCCCGGCAGGCTGCCATCAGCAACCATTGGCGCCACCGACAGCCGGCCGCTGTTGCCGTTGGTGCCGGCATACATCACCGCGGATCCGTTGGGGATCGTGCTGGCTGTGCCGTTGTGAACAAGGAAGCTCAGCTCCTGCCCCACCTGCAGCACCGTGCCGCCGCCCTTGGCGACGTCCAGCGTCTGCTCATCCGCGTTCCATGCCAGCTCGCCGGCGGTGTCGGCATTGCCGCCGGTGGTCAGCAGCTGGATCGACTGCAGCGTGGGGTTCCGGTTCCATGGCGCATACTCCAGCGCCGTCCATGCGCTGCTGCCGTTGCCAACCTTCGCCTGCTTGGTGTCGGTCTCGTAGCCCACCTCGCCGGCCGCGAGCACCGGGTTGGCCGCCGTCCAGTTGGCAGCCGTGTCACGCCTGAGCTTGATCCGCTGTCGCGTCGTGGCCATTAGGCGCCTCCGCCGTCGATCTCGTTGGTGTCAACCCATTCTGTGCCGTCGTAGATCAGCGCATCGCCCTGCTGCGCGCTGGTGATGTTCACGTCCGTCAGATCCTGCAGGCCGAACTCACGCGGCTGGCCACCAGGTGCTGTCGCCTCAGGCGCCAGCTTCATCAGGCC